GTCCAATACGTTCTGATTTGAGCAGCTTTGTGAGTGCTTAGGCAACACCATCAACACTGCGGCTGCTTCCGCAGCCGTCAGTACGTGGCAATGCATATAGTCACCCCCGAAAGAGGCGTTTGGGGCTTGCAGAGTCGCAACCGCAGTTGAGAACGCATCTCTCACGGACAACCTCGCGCGTGCCACAAGTGCCACTCAGGCGTGCGCCACGGACGCGACTCAAACTCGACAGGGGGCAATGCTGCGTGCGCTACGGCCCATCGAAGAAACATCTCGCAGGCTAACGCATGACGTAAGCGGACAATGGCGCGTCGTCCACGTTTGCCGTTGCGGTGGCCCAAAGGCTCACCACCGCCGTGCGAGTTAAGGATGCGCGACATGGAGCTTCTCCTTTAGCAGATAACCCGCACGAGCCGCAGCCCGTAATTTTTCCTTAGTAGCCTCCGAAGTTATTTTTCCCCTCAATGCCCGACTGATACGGTCACGGTGTTCCTGAGTAAATTTGCGCCCCACATTTGCTGCAACCATTCGTGCTCTAGCCTCCGGGGAAATAGTACGACTTTGCTGCGCCAATCTCATCCGAGCGCGCTGCGCTTCAGTAGCCCGGGTACCTTTTCGCGCTATAGACATGGCCGCTTTACACTCCTCGGATAACCTGCGGCCTTTCAAAGCTGCGGTTATCTTTGCTTGGTGCTCAGGCGACTTGACCTTACCCCGAGCAGCGCGGGACATTTTTTGGCGACTCTCCGGGAGAAATTTGAAGCCCAACATACTCCCGGCCACCGGACATAAATTATACCCCCTCCCCCGACAAGACGCGGATAGTTCCTGTATCCAATAATTCTCCCTCGCAACCAACTGCGTCGGGTCACTTAAGTATTCCAACACCTCAAACACAAAAGAATCAGCCCCGTATTTATCCCAAGCCCGCTGTAGCAACCGATTCGCATGAGTGTGCTTAGCTAAACCCCAACGATGGTCTTTCCATCGCTTAGCTATCCGAACTGCGCTGCCCACGTAAACCTTGCCCGTAGCGCAGTGACGGATTGCGTAAATCCCGCTACTCAAACGCTACTCAGCCGCGATTTCAAAACATAACCCTCTAAGGACCATATTTTCTCTATCGCTTTCTGATACGCGATCTTGCGGCCCAGTACCTCGTTGAAATTCTCAGGGGATGCGCACGCGCTCTCACCCGTGACCGTGAAGCCGTTCCGAAGAACCAACACGCACACCGTGAGGCACGACAGCGATTCGATAATTCGCTTGCGCGGATCGTCTGTGGCGCCGGATGGCTGCGGATACATCCAGATCGGGATGTGATCGCCCGTGGTGTAGCACTCCGCGATAATCGTGTTCTCGATATCCGCAGGCGTGATGCGGGGTGCGGTGAGCCCCTTCGCCTTGATCCCTTCCTCGATCTCTTGGTCAGTCATAGAAGATTTCCTCAATTGACCGCGAATATAGTCGTCGTTCACTTCAACCCCAGATCAGACCAGGGAAACACGCGTAGCTGTAAATCTCGCGCAATCCCGACCGATCCTCCCACAGCTTCACGCGCTGGCCCCATTCTCGCCCAGCATCCCAACACTGCGTCTCGGCGGGCCACGTCGAAATGCACTGACGTGGACCCCCGATCCATAACACAACTACACATAGCGACCACATCGTAGCTACCCTGTCGTCCTTCCACTTCGTCACCCGATCTGACCCGCGCGCTGCAGAGAGGCGCGCGGGTCAGAAACCTAACACCTACACCATTTGCACAACCAGCAGTTGTGCCTCCTTACTTCTTCGCGGCCGGGGCCTGCGGCGCCGCGGCAGACGAGCCAGCGGAGCCAAGGAGGACAGGGGTGCCGAGAGTAGGAGGGACGACAGTATCCACAGTCGCAGTGATCGACGGGGAGAAGTCGCCCTCATTGCCCTGACCATCCATCAGCGTAAATACAAAGTCGTACGAGCCGTTGCCGAGGCCTCCCGGCAGCTCGGTCGCAATCGGGTCATCCCAGTACACAACGCCGTTCACGGTAACCGTGGTGAGCGCTGAGACCGGGCCCGCATCGATACGGGCCGCCTGGGTATAGGACGGAACCAGCGGGGTCGGTCCGTAGTACACGATCAGATGATCGGTCGGAGCGGGCGCAGGTGTGGGGACGGGAATACCGAAGTCCTGTAAAGGTACGGTCTTTGACATATCAAACTCCTCAGTAGTTGCCTAAGTAGGCGTTACAAGCAATATAACCCTTCACGAGCAACTCCAAGTTGCGTGCAAGGTTTTGGTGGTGTCGGCTCGCGTTCATGCCTGTATCGTCCCCCGGCATTCCAGCAGTCAACTCGTGAATCCTGTTTACAAACTCCATCGGTCCAGGGGCATGGCGGCCAAACGGCATGAGTACAATCGCACGCCCCTGGGTATCCCGGGCGCGGGAAATGTCGATCATGGCTTTCTCGAAAGCGTCCATCAGCCGTCATTCTCCTGGGTCAACACAAGGGTAAGAATCCGCAGCCGCACTGAACGGTGCGGGCTCTACGGGACAATCCATCAATTGAAAGCACGGCATGCACAGCGCACGGCCGTCAAACTCTACCCACGGTTGCATGCACTCGTTGTTGAATGCGTGCACCATGGAATTACACCGGCCGCACATGACCGTCTTTACCGCCCACGAGTGTTCCCCTGGGAGAACATCCGTATTGAACGAGTGAATCTGCGGCTCGGCATCCATAACTTACTTGTGGACCGGTTGGGAAAGGGTGGGCAGAACGCTCATCCCGATCGTGCTGGTGTAGGCAGGAACCGCCGACAGTACGTTACCGGAGGCAATCGACCAGATCCTGAAGCACACGGGATTCAGGCCCGTAGGGTACACCGGCGCACTAGTCACTGTCGCACCCACGTTGATACCCGCCTGGTAAACGCCGAACGCACCGGCGGCGGTGCAGGAGCCCCACTCCAGCCGGTAGCCGGTGAGGTTCGTGAGCTTCGAACCGTCATCATTCAACGTTGGTGCGGTCCAGGTGACGGTAAATTTCGCAGCGTGCGCCCGTTGAGGCGCTGCGAAGACCGCGCCCATCACGGCGAGGATGATCAACACGAGCAATGCGTTCTGTTTCATAGTGTTTTCGGCTTCTCGCCGTCCAGAATAGTTAAGACCCGTTCTCCATCGATGTACAGCTCTGGCATGTCCTGCGGAGCATCCTGGGCTGCAACCCCCTGGAAAGCTTCATGGAGTGCGAGTTCCAACGCTTTGGTGCGCAACTCCGCTTCCGATGTGACCACTAAGGATTTCTTAGCCATTACGAGTCGTCGTCTTTGTGAAACTTGGGGTGTTTGGTTTTCATGTGCGCAGCCAGCTGTTTGAACGTGCGATGACAGCACGGGCACACCCCGTTCTTGATCCGGTTACGCAGTCGGGTGTTGATACCCTTGCGCGCGGTGAGCCTGCGCTCAGTCTGCTCGCGCGCAGCCCTCTCGGAAGCTGCGTTGTTGCGGGCAAATTCAGTCGCACGGATCTGACTTTGCAACTTAACTTCCGCCGCTTCCAGCTGTTTCTTGAGCTTCTGCGCTTCGGTTTCTGTGTAGCGCTGACCGTGACCGTTGGGGCACGTGAAGTTGGTGCCATCACGCTTCCACACAGCCCGCACCTGGGCATCCACAGCAAAGACAATGCCGCACATACTGCAGGCAATCGATTCAAACGTAACACTGAGCGGGTGTATGTAACCGGTGCTCACAATGCACCTCGCGTAAGCAGACGGTCGGCCATGCGCTCAGACAACTCACCGAACCCGTACAGCTCGCTGGAGCTGAATTCGACGATCATCACATCCGACAGATCCTCATGCGCCTGCTCGATGAATCCCAACAGCTTGAACAGCTGAGGCGACGGCTCCTGGAACGGAAGAGGTTCGAAGATTTCAGTCATTTGAGGATGTGAATCAGTCTGGACTTGGCGGATCATCTCACGCCCGCGTTTGGGGGCAGGTTACCCCAGTCAGCCACGTGCAGCGTCGCCACCTTGCGATCACACGTCGGTACATAACAGCGGATCTCAAGTGTATGGGCCTCCACCGCAAGGATGCGCAACGGCGCACTCGGATGACACTGAGAACTCAGGCTCATCGGAAAGTCTGCGCACAAGTCGCAACCCTGGGGTGTGTCACTCATCGCTCGCGGGCCTCTTCGGTTCGTCCGGACGGTTTTGTAGCACCATCCACCTTCGGCGTCACCAACTTCACGAGTGCGTTGATGAGCGCATTGCGCTCCTCCACCCGCACGTTCACGCCCCCTGAGGCGTGCAAGTCAACTTCACTTCGCTCGCCGTATGTCGCACGCAGCACTTTCTGCGCCATCCACTTGCGGGATTCCACGCGGAGCCTCGAGCGCTCAAAGTGCTCGCGATCAAACACCCGGATCACACCCTTGCGCGTGACGCGGTCGACATAGTCGTTACGCGCATCATCCGCAATGATGACGATATCGCCTACCATGTGCTCCGCACAGCTCTCCCACGCGACCCGGAAGCGCTTGTCAAAGTCATCATGCTGTCGTCGCCAGCGGCACAGGACCCTCCAGGTTGGCAGGGTCGGATCGCGACACACCTCGGTCGGGGTCTCACCATCGGCGATCCGATCGAGCATCCGGTCAGCAGTCTCTTTCGAGTACACGCGCGGGCGCTCAAGCTTCTCAGCCGCGGGAGTCTCCTCAGGCGCGGTATGGGCTGTGGTGCGGGGCTTTAGGCGACGGACGACACGTTTCGGACCTCGTTTAGGCTTTCTGGCGATCTTGCGTGCGGGAGCCATCGGCGCCCCGTAGGTTAAACATCGCGGAAGGTACCACGGTTAACCTTGGCTGTAAAGTGAGGGGCGCGCGCACTGCCAGTACGGCCTGTAGCAGAGCCCCGCGAACGTAACCGGATACCGCCTCTTAACGCGGTTGGCTTTGTTACGCGCGTCCCTCAACCACCAACAATCTGACAAGTGAACTGCCCGCAAGGTCTATGACGCCTGTACGGGCAGGTGACGATGAGCGCGGCGCACCAGTCACGACAGGATCGCCACTGCGTGAAAGTCCAAGTATGCGTCCGCACCCGTCGTCGATCCAACATTACCTCAGGTCATCCTCCTCGTCCAGCTGCTTGTCCCCCAGATGGATAACCAACACCAGGAAAAAAGTCGCCATGGACCAGTAGGCATGCGACACGGCCACGAGGAGCATCACAGACCCGGTCAGGAGGAACACAAGACGCATCCAGACCAACACCACATCGAACCAGTGAGCCCGCTTTTTTGTAGGCATTAACATAGCGCTATGTACCTCATGAGTTGTTATACCGACTTGAGCACGCCATCGAGGGTCGCGAGCTGCGCACGGATACGGTCCATTTCAGCCCAGTGAGCCGCGGAGCCCACGCGCTTTTCAACCGCCGCACTGTGCTCACGCAAAGCTTCCCGCAAGTTGCCGTGCCGCTTGAAATACGCATCGATCACCAGCATCGGAGCGCTGGGGGGCAAAGTTGCCGCAACCGTCTCCCACAGGTAGCACATCGAATCTGCGAACAGCTGGTGATCGTTCTTATCCTGCAATCCAACGAGAAACACCAGCATGCCGAGAGTGTCGTAATCCGCCTTCAGCTGCTTCAGGTCAGTCACCGTAACGCTCCTTGAAATAAGGGGAATTCATATTAG